GTGCAGTTCTTAATGATACTTTGCTTGTTGTAGCGTATGGAACATTTACTGTTGCAAATGCTTATACAAAAGCAGAAAGTGATGCACTTCTTAGTTCAGATCAAAACATTCTAGCAAATCAGATATTCGGATAAGGAAACCAAATGCCAACATATTCAAAACAATTACTTAGTGGTTCGACAAATGGTAGAGGCATCCTAGTTGCTGCAACTGCAACTGCTGGAACTCTTATTCACACTGCTGTATCTGGTACTTCATCACTTGATGAGGTCTGGCTCTATGCCCATAATACTTCAGCAAGTGCGGTAAAACTTACTCTTGAATGGGGAGGTGTTACTGCACCTAACGACCACATTGAAATTAATGTTGGCGCTGAAGGTACAGGTTTGATTCTTGTAGCCCCTGGAATTTTATTACAAAATTCTCTTGTGATACGAGCATTTGCAGGCACTACCAACGTTCTTAATATCTTTGGCTACGTGAATCGAATCGTATAAATGAGTAGATACGGACAGAGAACACGACAAAATAATGCTACAACAACTGACATTGTTGCAAATTGGTTTGGTAATCAATTTGTTATCATCCCTTTCAATGTTGACTATCTTGTCGTAGCAGGTGGCGGTGCAGGTGGTATGGATGGTGGTCGCGGTGGCGGTGGTGGTGCGGGTGGTTATAGAACTGGTTTATCGTTCACGCTTCCTGCAAGTTTCACAGTAACCATTGGTGCTGGTGGTACCGCAGGAGCTTCTGGGGTTGCACCAACCAACGGAGTTGATTCTGTGTTTTCTACGATTACATCTACAGGTGGTGGTCGTGGTGGTGGTACATCTTCAGGGGGTGTCAATCCAAATGGTAACTCTGGTGGTTCTGGTGGTGGAGCGATTGCATATTTTACTGGATCTCCAGGCGCAGGAAATACACCTTCAACTTCACCATCACAAGGAAACAACGGTGGAATCAATGGTGGCGAATTTTTATATGGTGCTGGTGGTGGCGGTGGAGCATCCGCAGTGGGAAATGCAGGTTCTGGCAATAATGGTGGAAATGGTGGCGCTGGAGCTACAAATTCAATTACAGGTTTGGCATACGCAGGCGGCGGTGGTGGGGGTTCCACCACTATCAGCACTTCTGGCGGTACTGGCGGTGGTGGCGGTTGGAACAATGCAACAGGCACTGCAAGTCCAGGAACAATAAACACAGGTGGCGGTGGTGGTGGCGGTGGAGCGCAATCAGGTGGTGGCGGTTCAGGAATTATTGTCTTACAATATGCAGATTCTTTTCCAGATTTAACATCAATCGGTGCAGGGCTTACATATACACGCACAACCCCAACAGGGTTTAAGAGATACACATTCACCGCAGGAACAGGAACGGTGACAGTTTAATGGCACATTACGCATTTTTAGATGATAACAACATTGTCACTGAGGTAATCCCAGGGCGCAATGAATGGGAAGTTGTTGACGGTATTTCCGATTGGGAGAAATGGTACGGTGATTTTCGCGGACAAGTCTGCAAGCGTACAAGCTACAACAATAACTACCGCAAAAATTACGCAGGGGTTGGCTACTACTTTGATGAGGCACGCGATGCTTTCATTGCACCTAAGCCTTATGACTCTTGGGTACTAGATGAGGAAACCTGCCAATGGCAAGCACCTGTTGCCTACCCTACAGATGGACTTATGTACTCTTGGGATGAATCTGATTTGAACTGGCAAGCAATTAAAACCGAGGAGTCAGAATGACACGATCACGCGATGTTGCAAACATTGATGGACTCTTAACGACCAAAGGCGATATCTATGCTGCAACTGCTGCTGCCACCCCAGATCGCCTTGGAGTTGGTGCTAACAACACAGTGCTTACTGCTGACTCAACAACTGCTACCGGACTAAAGTGGGCGGCAACAGGTTTAACTTTAATTAAAACGCAAACGATTGGTTCGGCCGTGTCATCCGTTACAGTTACCGATGCGTTTAGCGCAACTTATGATAATTATTTGATAACTGTTAATGGTGGTTCCGGTACAGTAAATGGTGGAAATACCAATTTAACTCTTGGAAGCACAACTTCTGGATATTATATGGCTGGTTATTATATGTTTTATTCATCAACCGCTATAACAGGAAATATAGTTAACAATGGTGCAAAATGGGAAGCAACCTATTATTCTTCAGATACTCACGATGGACATATAGACTTAAAGAGTCCATATCTTTCTAAAGCAACTACATTTCATTCAGCTTTAAATGCTGCCGCAACAAATGCTTATACTGCTAATTATTCTGGCTATCTAAATAACACAACTTCTTATACTGCTTTTACATTAACTGCATCAAGTGGAACACTTACAGGCGGCACAATCCGCGTCTATGGTTATCAGAACTCATAAGGGGAAATAAAATGACATATAAAATCCAAATTGATGACCTCGTAAGAGATGCAACGTCTGAAGAAGTAGCAGAAATTGAAGCGCGTCAAGCAGAAACCATCGAAAAGGCAGAAGCGGAAACCGCAAAGGCACAAGCCAAGGCTGCATTACTTGAACGCCTAGGCATTACTGAGGATGAGGCTAAGCTGCTTCTTTCATAGTATTTGATATACTGTCAATATGAGATTCCACGTAATAAGCCTGCCACATACCCAAACAACTAAAGATTACGTCAACTGCGCCTATACTGAAAAGGTAAGACGCTTTTGTATGATGATGAAGAGCCTAGGCCATACGGTCTATCTCTATGCTGGAGAAGATAACGAAGCACCGGTTGATGAACTCATCACCTGCATCACCAAGGAACAGCAGGACGAAGCACTTGACGGTAAGCACTACACCGAAGCTGCATTTGATAATGCGTTACCGCACTGGCAGATCTTTAATAGCAACGCCATCATTCAACTAGGCAAGCGCTTGCAGAAGAAGGACTTTATCTGCCTGATAGGTGGTGCTTCACAGAAACCTATCGCAGATGCTTATCCAGATTATATGAGTGTCGAGTTTGGTGTTGGATACGGTGGAGTCTTTAGCAAGTACAAAGTCTTTGAGTCTTACGCTTGGATGCACAGCATCTATGCGGCATATAAAGACCCAACAATGGTAGATGGTAACTTCTATGATGCGGTAATACCTGGTTACTTAGAACCAGAGATGTTCCCGCTACAAGAGAAGAAGGAAGACTACTACCTCTACGTAGGTCGTATGGTAGATCGCAAGGGCATTATTGTTGCACAGCACGTTTGCAAAGAGCTTGGTCTTAAACTTATCTTAGCCGGTCCTGGTAAACCTAAACTTGAATATGGTGAATGGGTAGGACCAGTAGGACCAGAAGAACGAGCAAAGTTAATGGGCGGTGCTATTGCCCTATTTGCTCCAACGCTTTATATAGAACCTTTTGGTAATGTGGTGATCGAGGCGCAAGCCTGTGGAACTCCAACAATTACTACAGACTGGGGAGCCTTCACAGAGACTAACCCAAATGGAATAACTGGATACCGTTGCAGAAATGCAATGGAGTTTGCAGTAGCAACAGAATGGGTCAAGGACTTAGACCCAGTAGCAATACATAAGAGAGCAGTAGCGTTGTATTCATTAGAGGCTATTGCACCACAATACGAGCAATACTTTGCAAGACTGCTAACTCTATGGGGAGATGGCTGGTATGAAAGGAAATAATGCCAACACTAAATGATATGGTTGATGAGGTTCGCTCATCTCTAGCAGGGTATACCTTGCGTCAGGATAGAATCACATACCTAACATCAGCCATCAATACAACAGCAACGGCTATCGGCATCGGTTCATCTGCCAACCTAGCCAAAGGTATTATTGAAATTGATGATGAACTGATCTGGATTGACAACTTTAGCCAGACAAGCAGCACACTTAATGCAGCTCCAGGATTTGGTCGAGGATACCAAGGCACATCACCTGCACCTCACAGCCAGTACGCACAGATTACTCTTACTCCAACCTTCCCAAGAGTAACAATCAAGAAGGCTATCAACGATGTTATCAATAGCCTCTATCCTAAACTCTGGGCTGTCTCTTCTTACACCTTTACCTTTAATGCCAGCCAGACAACCTATGCTCTGCCTGATGATCTTGAATCAATCCTCTATATGTCTTGGCAGACAACAGGTTCTAGTCTTGAGTGGCTACCTATCAACCGTTGGCGTGCAGACCCAATGGCTAACATCGCAACATTCAATACAACCAACACAGTTAATATTTATGAGAACATCCAGCCTGGTAGAACAGTACAGGTGTATTACACAACCACTCCTAATACTTTAGATAACAATACAGATGACTACGCAGATGTAACAGGGTTGCCTGAATCATCTGTTGAGGTAGTGATTTTAGGAGCCTGCTACAAGTTGCTATCTTATGTAGATTCTGGACGTATCAATCTAAGTTCAGCAGAAGCTGATCTAAACGATACCAAGATTCCAAGCAGTGCAGGCGTTGCTTCATCCCGATACATCTATGCTCTATATCAGCAGAGACTCAATGATGAGGCGCTTAAACTTCAAGACAAGTACCCAATCCGTATCCACTACACAAAGTAAGGCAGACTATGACTAGACAGTATTCAAGTATTAGCGTTGCAACAACGCTTAACAGTGGTATTAATACTACCGCTACTACTATGGTTCTTCCATCAGTTAGTGACGTTACAGCCTTGCTAGGTGGTGTAACACTTGCTGCAGGTAACGTAGATATCTTTACCGTTGCGATAGATGTAGATACGGTTAACGAAGAGATTGTTTTCGTAACAGGCGTATCTGGCGACACACTCACCATCAGTCGAGGTCAGGCCGGAACAGGAACTGCTGGAGTCTCTGGTATCGCACACAGTGCTGGTGCAACAATCAAGCACGTGCTTACATCATCTGACTTGATCTTCTTCCGTAATGGTTCTTCACCTCTATCATCATTAGGATTTAGCGGATCTACATCTGGAACTACTACAATACAAGCAACTGCGGTAGCTGGCACTACAACGCTTACGCTACCTGCTGCTACCGACACCTTGGTAGGTAAGGCAACTACAGATACTTTAACTAATAAAACTCTTACTAGTCCAGTAATTAACGGGGCTACTATTGGAACATCAGTAATTAACCTTGCCACCAATGCTCAGACTGGCACAACTTATACTTCAGTACTTGAAGATAATAATAAAATAGTTGAAATGAACAATGGTTCTGCTAACACGCTTACTATTCCATTGAACTCATCGGTTGCTTATCCAGTAGGCGCACAAATTAACGTACTACAAACTGGGACTGGTCAGACAACTATAGCGGCTACAGCTGGAGTAACTGTTAATGCTACTCCTGGCTTGAAATTACGAGCACAATGGTCATCTGCTACGTTAATTAAACGCGCTACAGATACTTGGGTTGCTGTTGGCGATTTGAGCGCTTAATGCCAATAATTGGAAACAATAGTTCTGGTGGAAAGAAACCAGGCACACCCACTTCTGTAAGCGCTAGTGCTGGCAATGCCTCAGCAACTGTCAGCTTTACTGAACCTGCCTATGAAGGCAAGACTGGTACAGCAACCTATGTTGCTACATCTAATCCTGGAAGTTATACAGGCACCAATACTGTCTCACCAATTACTGTAAGTTCTTTATCAAACGGTACCGCTTATACTTTTACTGTAATCGCTAATACTCCATACAGCGTATCGTCAGATACATCTACGGCTTCAAATAGCGTTACACCAGTTGCCCCTCCACCCCCACCACCTCCTCCACCCCCACCACCTCCTCCTCCACCTCCACCTCCGCCACCTCCGCCACCTCCACCTCCACCTCCACCACCACCACCACCACCACCTACAACTTGGTACTGCTCTGGTTACGAAGAAGAACCTGGTGAAACACCAAGGCAATATCGTTACACAAGTACTACTGACGATACGTTCTGTAGTTCAACTTTTGTTACAGTTTGTTCTACAAGCGGGTATCCTGCATATCCAACTTTGCCTTGCTAAGGAAGGAATCTAATGAGCAATGTAAAACCTTGGGATATGGTAAACGGAGCACCAAGATCCACAGCCGAAGAAGCAGAGAGAAGATTTGAAATCTGCAAAGGTTGTCCAGAGATTGTAGAACTGACATCCACCTGCAAGAAATGTGGTTGTTTTATGTATATGAAAACTAAACTTGCAGAAGCAAATTGTCCAATAGGAAAGTGGTAAAAATGTTTAATGCAAAAACTCAAAACGAATTTCTATCCAAAGAAGAAGTAGATACATTTCTTGGATTAATACAAGATACAGATGCTTGGGAGAAATCACCTGTTGAGTTTTGGGATAATAGAATTATTAGTTATCACAGTGTTAAAGATAAATTTGGTTTAGAAGTAGCAAACCTTTTTTCTGATATCATTGCTAGGATTAAAGATTTTATTATTAAAGAATATGAACTCGATAAAGACCTTACCCCAGGTGCAATTTCAATATGTCGCTGGTTTCCTGGAATGGAACAACCACCACACGCAGACGATATGACCAATACAGATACCAAAGGTTATGAAGATAATGCTTTTGGATCTGTCATATACCTGAATGAAAATTATACTGGTGGTAAAACCTATTATCCAGATTATGGAATTGAAGTAAAACCTGAGACCGGAAAACTTGCCGTACACCCAGGAGATGTTAACCATATACACGGTGTAACTAAAGTTGAAGAAAATATGAGATACACCATAGCTTCTTTCTGGAAATACAAAATCAAAGAACAATCATAAGGAGACATAATGCCATACGGCGATGACATAACCGAGGGAATCCCCTATGCACTCTCCAACCCTGCAGGATCTACAGCCTATATTCCAACTGGGCCAGCCTATGAGATAGCCTTTGCAGGGCTACCGTTCTTTCTTGCAGCATCCGATGAGCAACCTTACCGTCGAGTCACAGCGCAGTATCGCAAGCAACAGATTGACCAGACGCGTGAACCTGGTGAGCAAACGCTCACCGGCTGGTGGGTTAGATCTCAATCCTCGTTCCATCTTGGAGCGGGGATTAAGTATTTTGAGCCTATCCAAGAAGAGTCACTACGCTTTCAGTACACAGAGTCTAAAGGTGTAGATGTCTGGACTAGAGGACAGGCTACTCTGCTCAACGATACTGCTAGTTTCTATTCAGGTTCAGCTCCTGCTCAGATGATCGGTGTTAACGATGGCACCAACGACTGCATCATTGTCAGCGATGGCACAGCACTTAAGAAGATAACTACTGGTGGTACTTCTAGCACATATACACAGGCTGGTACAGCATCTACTATCTACAGCCTTACCACTAACGGTAAGCAATACTTCTTTGTCAACGGTTCAACAGTTCACCGAGGTAATATCTCTGGTAGTACTAGCGATACCGAGATCTACACAGCAGCTAGCACTACTCGTGCAACTATCCGCTATGTAAAGCAGCGCCTTATTGTCGCTATTGGCAGTTCTATCTATGAATTAGATCCAAATGCTAGTGCATCAACTGCACTACCTACTGCTCTTTTTACGCATCCTAACTCATCTTGGGTATGGTCTAGCATCTCTGAAGGACCACAGGCTATCTATATCTCAGGCTATGATCCTAATGGAACATCATCATCTGTCTTTAAGATTGCTTTAGATGATGCACAATCAACTACTCTAGGCTTTCCAAAACTTCTTACACCTACCGTTATTATTGATCTACCAAGTGGTGAACGTATCAATGACTTTGATGTCTACCTTGGCACCTATGCCATCCTTGCAACCAGCGCTGGCTTCAGAGTCGGAGTATCTGATGCAACTGGAGACATCCAGTATGGACCGCTTCTCTTTAGAGATGCTCCTTGTACCGCTATTGCTTTCAAGGATAGTTATGCCTACATTGCAACCCTTGTAGATGGTGAAGCAGGGTTAGTACGCACTGACTTATCTACAACTGTGATCGCTAGCGCTCTGTATTTTCCTTGGGCTTGGGACCTTGTTGCTGCTGGTACTGGTGCAACCGCTTCTCAGGTTGCCTTCTTTGGCAACTCAGATAGGTTGGCATTTGCTACAGGTAATACTATCTATGCTGAATCTACAACTAGCCTAGTAGCAGAAGGCTACATACGTACCGGTTATATCCGTTACAACACACTTGAAACTAAGATCTACAAACTGCTACAAGCTCGTATTGACACAGCCAATGGTGGCATTGCTATCGAGTCTATTGACTCAAGAGATACTACATACAACATCGGTACCTTCTCACAAGGAACAACAGTTCCTGAGATCAACGTAAACTACCCAACTACTTCACAAGAGTATCTAGGATTTAAGTTTACTATGTCTCGGTCAACTACTGATGTATCTAAGGGACCACTGTTTACTGGTTACCAGTTGAAGTCACTACCAGCAGTTCCCCGTCAGCGCCTGATCCAATACCCAGTCTTCTGCTATGACCACGAGAGCGATAAGTTCAGCAACGAAGTGGGCTATGAAGGATCTGCCTATGAGCGTATGTCTCAACTAGAAGCTATTGAAAACGTTGGTGACACTATCCGTGTCCAGGACTTTAGAACTGGTGAGGAATACCTAGGCATCATCGAAGAGATGGACTTTATGAATAAGACTCCAGAGGATAAAAGGTTCTCTGGCTTTGGCGGCACACTTCTAGTCACAATTAGGACAATCTAATGCAGGCACAAGACTATGCAACGGTAGCTGTTGCTGTACTTACTATCATCGGTGGCTTTGTTGGCGCCGTTAAATGGTTGGTAAAGCACTACCTCAATGAACTCAAGCCCAATGGTGGCAGTTCGATAAAGGATTCTGTTAAGAGACTAGAAGATCGCATTGATGATCTATACAAACTGATAGCGGAGAAGTAATGATTCCATTAGCAAAGAAGGCCACACCTGCTGCTATCGCAGTACTACGTCAAGCAACTGCACACTGGCCTAAGCGCAACAAGGCATCAGATGGATTGCTGCCTAGCGCAGCACACGTACACCAGAACCCTAACTCAGATCACAACTCTGGCTTTGCAGTAGATCTAACTACTGATCCAGGACAGGGCGTTGCTTGTGCAGTGATCTACCTAGAGCTACAGAAAGATCCACGAGTTAAGTACCTGATATTCAAGGGAAAGATCTGGTCTGCAGAAAAGGGTGAACGCAAGTACACCGGTTCCAACCCACACAATAAACACCTACATATTTCCATCAAGGAAGAGTGCGGTAACGACACTTCGCCTTGGTTCCCTTGGCTGCCCCAGCCAAAGGCCATCAACAAAGTAAAGGCAGCAGTTAAGCCTCTACCTAAGAAGAAGGAAAACAAATGAAAATAAACGCAAAGATGAAATCAATGCTCGCAACATATCTTCGTGCAGGAGTAGCGTCAGTAATTGCGCTATACCTTGCAGGAGTTACAGATCCAAAGGCTCTAGCATCAGCAGGAATCGCTGCTATTGCAGGTCCACTGCTCAAGGCACTTGACCCAAAGAACACAGAGTTTGGACGTGGGTCTAAGTAACCCATAAGCGCGAGGCAATGGCCCCCTGCTCAGGAGAAATCCTGGGTGGGGGGCTTCTTTTTTTATGCCATAAAAGAACGAAACCCCTACAGGCCGCGAAGTCTGTAGAGGTTTAGTCCAGCACTCGTGGGTACTACATTTCCCCACTGCTATTAAAGTATCAGAGTCCTTCTGGATTGTCTACGGGGCAAGGGATTGTTATCAGATTTCCGCAGTTGGCACAGGTTCCGTCGAGATGCCACCAAGCTATGTCGTAATCCTCAAAGGCTGCCATAATGTTAAAGACAGTACACCCACAGGTACAGGCGTGGACGGGGCCTAAGCCTCTCAGATCGGCTCCAAAAGGCTCAGGAAGGGTATTTCTGCGCCATCGTAAAGATGGCAGGGAGAGTAGACGGAGCCGCATAGTGTCGGGCCTCCCTACTCCTCGGCCCGATAAGGGCCGCTGTACTGTTATTCGCCTACGGCTCATATTGTACACACTGCCTGGTAGGAGTGTGTCTTGCGACACGCCGTGATATGATCTGCCAATGACGAAGATCTGCAATGTTTGCCAATACGAGCTACCCGTTGAAGACTTTTATACTAATAAAAGATTCAAGGACGGATTGCGAAAAGAGTGTAAGCCTTGCGGTCTTAAACTAAATAGAGAATATTATCAACGCGCTGAAGTTAAAGAAAAACATAATGAATATCAGCGTAAAAGATATAAAGATAACCCTGATCTGAAAAAACGCCAGCATCTTAAATATAAATATGGCATTACCTTGGAAGAATATAATCAAAAGATACAAGAACAAGGATATAAATGTTACATTTGTAAAGTTGATAAACCAGGTGGAAATGGTACTTATTTTTACGTAGATCATAACCACGCAACAGGACAAGTTAGAGACTTGCTATGCCATAACTGTAATTATGTTATTGGTTACGCTAAAGAGAATAAGGATATACTGCTATCTGTTATTGAGTATCTTAGCAAATGGGAGGTACGATCATAACTACGCTCATAGGTATCCAAGGATCTGATTTCGTAGTGATGGCAGCTGACTCGCAGATCACCGATAACGATCAGCGCATCATATCTACGCAGACTCCGAAGATCGTTCACGTGGGCGACTACCTGTTAGGTATCACGGGCGACTCACGTCCTGGAGATATCCTCGCCTATAATTGGAAACCACCAACGTATAAGAACTACGATCCTGTGGACTGGATGGGTAAGCGAGTACTGCCTAGTATCTACGCTGCCTTTAAGGATAATGGATATGAGCCATCCGATAAGGAATCGAGCTACGCCTACCTCATCGCCTTCGATGGAAACTTATTTTCTATTGGATCAGATCTATCCTTCAACGCTAGTGAGCGTGGACTCTTCTCAGCCGGTAGCGGTGGAGCATTTGCTTTGGGCTACCTCTACTCGCTCAAGCCAGGATCGTATAAGTCTCTGCTGATGTCGAAGGTGGTAGCAGAAAGAGCAATAAAGATCGCGTCGGTGCTTGACGTGAACACCTGTCCTCCGATTCAATTAGTTACTCAAGAGAAAGGATAGATAAATGCTCGGATTTTTATTTGGTTTGCTTATTGGCTTCGTCTGCGCTTATGCTTTAGATGCGTTTCTACAGTATACGGATAAGCGATAATGGAAAAGACTCTTAAGTATGCAATAGAAGAAGCACTACAGTCTGGTCGCAGGTCAGCAAAACCAGTCTTTATGGAGATAGAACTGCGTGAGCAGATAGCACAACAGTTAGAAGCAGCCAACTATCCAGGTGCTGCATTTATCGTAAGGAACCCGCAATGATTACAGATCCAAAAGAACTGCTACTGACAGTACTCCACGCTAAGGATGCTAGTCGTGATCGCAGTACTCAGACACAGGTAGGTCCATCAGAGATAGGTGGTTGCCGTCGTAAGGTCTGGTACCGATTGAACGGACAACCAGAGACTAACGATAACCAGTCCAAGCTCGCTGCAATTATGGGTACTGCTATTCACGCTGCAATCGAAGAGGCTATCGGTCACTTAGATCCAGATGGCAAAGACTACCTAGTAGAGACTGCAGTAGAACACGGTGATATGAAAGCACACGTGGATCTATTTATACCTAGCACCGGCGCAGTTGTGGATTGGAAGACAAGCAAGGTCAAGAACCTTTCATACTTTCCGTCTAAGCAGCAGCGTTGGCAGGTGCAGATCTATGGCTATCTGCTAGCGCAGAATGGTCACACAGTCAACACTGTCAACCTCGTTGCTATTGCTCGTGATGGTGCTGAGAAGGATGTAAAGGTTCACTCAGAACCTTACGATGAAGATGTTGCACTAGAGGCTTTGGAGTGGTTGACTGAAGTCAAGGTAATGGAGTCAGCTCCAGAACCTGAGAAGGATGAATCCTTCTGTAAGCACTACTGTCAGTACTACGACGCATCAGGTCAGATGGGTTGTGTTGGCTTAAAAAAAGAACATATCGTCCTGAGTGAAGTTGTCATTGAGGACGAGCAGATTGACAAGAACGCTTTGCACTTTCTACAATTAGATGCAAAGATTAAAGAGCTGGAAACTGAAAGAGATTCAATCAAAAGTTCTTTCGAGGGAACTGTTGGCGTTACTGCTAGCGGTATTGAAATCAGTTGGACAAAGGTCAAAGGTCGTGAGACAGTTGACAAAGACAAAGTTAAAGAACTTATTGGTTATGTCCCAGTAAGTGTTGGACAAGAAACTGCAAGGCTAAACATCAAACCTAGTGGAGGAAAATAAATGGCTACAGAAGGAACAAAGTTCCAGGTTAACTACAAGTTATCTGATGGAACACTTATCAATCTTTATGCTGCAACAGTGGCAGAACTAGAGTCAGGACTAGCAGATCTTGCTATGAACGCACTCAACATCAAGGCAACAGGAGTTGAACTAGGTGCTAGCTCAGCAGCACCAGCACCAACAGTTGCATCAGTAGCAGCGCAGTTCAACGCTACTCCTATCAGTCAATCAGATGATCGTGTCAATCAACCTGCTAGTGCAGGCAATGTCTGCCGTCACGGAGTAATGGCATTTCGTGAAGGCACATCTAGCAAGGGACCTTGGAAGGGCTATATGTGTGCTGCACCAAAGGGTGCAACAGACAAGTGCGACACTATCTGGGTTCGATGATCGGTGCGCGAGCCTCGGTTCTATGAGGACCCTGCTTGCGCTTCAGTAGGTGGCGACTTCTGGTTTCCTGAAAAGGAAACTGGAAGTAACAACACAACCGAGATGGTAATGGCTAAATCAATCTGTAGAAGATGTCCACATCAGTCAGAATGTGCTGAGTGGGGAATACAGAATGAAAGTCACGGCATTTGGGGAGGAATCGCTGAAGGCGAACGCAGGATAATTAGACGTAAACGACGGATAGTATTAAAGGGGGAAGGCGTTGCTTGACTTATCACGTGCCTGGAGTGGAGTGCTTACCAAAGCAACACCGCTTCCTGACGTGTGGCAGGCGCTAGCACTCAAGCAGATTAAGTTCCGGCGAGGACAAGTCTGTATGGTAGCTGCTGCACCTAACGCTGGTAAGTCTATGTTCGCTCTTGTCTATGCGATGAAGGCAGATGTACCAACACTGTTCTTCTCAGCAGATACTGATACTACAACTGTGATGATGAGAGCAGCATCTGTTGCCTCTGGTCACTCACAGATATCGGTGGAGTCAAACTTATCTAAGGATAAACACTACTACGATAAACACTTTGGAAAACTAGAACATATCAAATGGGTCTTTGATTCGTCACCATCACTAGATGATATCGAGTTAGAGATCAGGGCATATGTAGAACTCTATGGCAAGGCTCCAGAGTTAATTGTTATAGACAACTTAATGAATGTTGCAGCAGAGACTGACAATGAGTGGGCTGGCTTACGTGCGATAATGATGGAGCTGCACGATATGGCACGTAAGACTGAAGCCTGCGTACTTGTGCTACACCACGTATCTGAGCAGAGTGAGTATGGATCACCATCTAATCCACCTGCTAGACGTGCCATTCACGGCAAGGTGAGTCAGCTACCGGCGTTGATCCTAACGCTTGGTTATGACCCATCTAATGGTGAGTTGAAGGTAGCCGTTGTTAAGAACCGCTTTGGTCCACACGCTGCAGATGGCAAGGATTACGTAACACTCTTTGTAAACTATGCTGCTTGTCAGATATCAGATAAAAATGCGTGGGGTGTTATGCTAAGAAACGATGCAGTAAATGGATATCAAGGCGACTACATAGTCCAACAATAGATAGGGAATTAAATGACTGAAGAAAGTTTATCGAATAAGTACCGAGATAATATTAAGATTGATGCGCTACGTGCAGACGTTGATGCAATCAAGGTAGACCTGACCAACTTCGTTGGTGCGCTACTTCAATCTGGTGTTGTCGAGTTAGTCAAGGATGAAGAAGGCAACGTCATCTATAAGATCAACAAGGTTGTACTGGTAGATGAGCAACCCGAAGTACAATAAGGCTAAGGGTGCTGCCTTTGAGATAGATGTTATGAAGTGGCTACGATCTATGGGTCAAGTAGCTGACCGCTTA